GGTGGCCAAAAAGTATCGTGTGGTTATGACAGTACATGATGCCATCGCCTGTATTGCACCCGAAGCCGAGGCCAACAGAGCTAAGGAATACGTCGAGTTGTGTATGCGTATACGCCCCGCGTGGGCTTCTGAGCTACCCTTGAATTGCGAGGCCGGATGTGGCAAATCTTATGGGGAGTGCTGATGCGAGTCTTGTGGAAATATATAGATAAAAAATCACGTGATGTGTATTTTTCATGGGAACGTTGGGTAAACAGGAAAATGTATTGGGAATTTAGACTACCACCGGAGGATAAATAATGATTGAAGTATTGACATGGATAGCAGTGTTTTTAGCGGGCGGTCTTTTTACCGTGATCGCTGGTGGCGTTTTTATATGGGCAATATTTTGGATGCAGAACGGAGGACGAGATGAGTGAAACATGGAAACGTGAGATAGACAAGGTTTATATGTCTGACGTAGTTTGCTTGGACAAAGAAACTGTTGAAAAAATAGAAGATGGACACAGGATGGGCGCTGTCTTTAGCAGAAATCCTAGTGAAGGTTCGGTGGTGTTTTATAGAAAACGCGAGTGGGTAGGGCTGACGGATGATGATATATACAACCTTAAAGGTTTTTATGACTTTATGACAGAAGAAGATTTTTTTGAGGCCATACGTGGAGTTGAAGCCAAACTCAAGGAGAAGAACAATGCTTGAAATGATTAAAACATTTTGGGGTAGGCTACGCGGGCGTGGCAAAGTGGTTGTAGTCGAGGGGTTGATTTGGAAATGCACCAAGTGTCACTTTATTTTTTTAACTAAGGAAGAAGGAGAGAACCATGCAAGTAATGTCAATTGTTGAGCAAGGTGATGGGACTATGACTATCATTTGTGACTTTACTCAGGCCGAAATAAAGGCTCTTGTTGAGCTTGGGTTTCTAAAACTGATGGAAGAGTACTTGGAAAAAAACGCGCCGTTCCATGAGGACAAAAAATGAAATGCCCAAAATGCAACTTTGATAAATCGGCTGTTGTTGAGTCACGCCCTTTTGAGGGGCAGGTATACAGAAGGCGTACATGCAATATGTGCAACCACCTATTCAAGTCATTGGAGTCACCGTTTGATGGGCCAATTCCGAGGACACGTGAAAGACCCGAAAAACCTGAAAAAATTGGTAGGTACAACACTAAAACTCTTGCACAAGTTTGGAAATAATATGGATATCAAATGGTCTTTCAGCGGGTTAAAAACATTCCAGCAATGCGCTCGGAAATACTACCGAACAAAGGTACTCAAGGATGTTGTGGAGCCTGATACCAAGGCAACTTTGTACGGTAAGTCCGCGCATACTGTTGCTGAAGAATACATACGTGACGGCAAGGAAATACCCGAACAATTTATGTATATGAAACCGCTGTTAGACCGACTGAATAGCATCCCGGGAAATAAGCTTTGTGAGATTAAGCTAGGTATAACGAAAAATTTAGAGACCTGCGATTACGATGCACCAAATGCGTGGTGGCATGGGGTTGCCGACTTGGTTGTAATAGACGAGGAAAAGCAACTTGCCCATTCCGTTGACTACAAGACCAGTAAAAACGCTAGGTACGCCGACACAATGCAACTAGACCTTATTGCGCTTGGCGTGTTTGCCAAATACCCCAACATAAAAAAGATAAAATCTGCCCTATTGTTTACGGTAAGCGGAGACCTTGTTACTGCTGAACATTACGCTGACAAAAAAGAAGAGTACATAAAAATACCCGCGCGAGGAGTTGAACGTTTACAAAAAGCGTTTGAAACTAAAGTTTGGAATCCTAGCAGTGGGCCGCTATGTAAATTCTGCTCGGTCAAAGATTGTGAGTACAACAGAAACTAAGGACTTAATCATGCCATACGTAAACAAAGCTCGACCCTATAAAAAGGAATACCAACAACAGCTCGACAGAGGCGAGACTGAAACCAGAAAGAAGAGACAAAGTGCAAGATATGAGATGGACAAAAACGGCGTTGACCGTGCTGGAAAAGACATCGACCACGTGGTTCCCTTATCCAAAGGGGGAACAAATGCTAAAAGCAATCTTAAACTCAAAGACCCGAGCGAAAACAGATCGTTTAGCCGGAATTCCGACCACACGGTTAAAGTTAACAAGCCAAAGAAAAAATGAACTTATCAGAATACGATTGGCCGAGGCCGCATCACCTTACGCCCTTTGCCCACCAAAAAGAAACAGCAAAATTTTTAGTGTCCAACCGGAAAGCTTTTTGTTTCAACGAGCAAGGTACGGGAAAGACAGCATCAGTGATTTGGGCGACGGATTATTTGATGAAGATAGGAGTATTGAAGAGGATATTAGTAGTTTGCCCCCTTTCAATTATGAAGCCAGCTTGGCAGAATGATTTGTTTAAGTTTGCCATGCACCGAACGGTAGCAGTGGCTCACGGTAATGCAGAGAAAAGAAGAGAAATATTAGCGGGGGATGCCGAGTACGTAATCATCAACTACGACGGCGTTGGTATAGTGAAAAAAGAAATTGAGGCGGCTGGATTTGATTTGGTTGTGATAGATGAAGCATCAGCATATAAGAACGCTCAGACAGAACGTTGGAAAGACATGAGGGATTTGATGAAAACGATTAAAGGTTTGTGGATGTTGACGGGTACGCCAGCGGCGCAGTCTCCTATGGATGCGTATGGGTTAGCGAAGCTAATAAATCCCACTGCGGTGTCACCAATATTTGGACAGTTTAGAGACAGGGTGATGATAAAAGTAGGACAGTTTAGATGGGTACCAAAACCAGATTCCAAAGAGTATGTACACAGCATACTTCAACCAGCTATTAGGTTTGAAAAGTCCCAGTGTTTAGATTTGCCTCCGGTTACTTACGTAGACAGAGATGCACCATTGACACCACAGCAGGTGAAATACTACAACATACTAAAGAAACAAATGTTGTTTGAAGCCGACGGGGAAGAAATTTCGGCGGTCAATGCGGCGGTGCAGATCAATAAGTTGTTGCAGATCGCGGGTGGCGCGGTGTACTCTGATAGCAAAGAGGTCATTGAGTTTGATGTATCCGAGCGGCTACGTGTGGTGCAGGAAGTGATTGAAGAGTCAAGCCATAAAGTTTTAGTCTTTGTTCCATTCACGCACACCATAGAGTTACTTGAGAAACATTTAACCAAGCACGGCATAAGCTGCGACGTAATAAACGGGTCGGTTAACGTGAACAGGCGCACAGCCATCGTGAAGCAGTTTCAAGAACACGATAACCCCAAGGTGCTAATCATCCAACCACAAGCCGCATCCCACGGGTTAACCCTGACGGCGGCGAACACAGTGATTTGGTATGCTCCATGCACCAGCGTAGAAACCTACTTGCAAGCTAACGCCCGTATAGACAGGCCGGGGCAAGTGAACAACATGACAGTGGTGCATATTAAAGGTAGCCCCATTGAGAAAAGAATATATGACATGTTGCGCAACAACATACAAAACCACATGAAAATAATTGATCTGTACCGACAAGAAATTTCTTCTGAAATAGCTTGACAATGTAAAACACTGTGGTAAACTAACTTTCCCGCAAACGATTGGAGTCTATATGAGTGATGAGAAGCAAGAGGATAGCCACCCCCAAAAAATGGACAAGATGGCTCAAGCATATATCCGCATCAGAGATAAGCGTGCGGAAAACAGCAAAAAATTCGAGGAAGAAGATGAACTCCTCGCAACACAAATGCAGTTGATATCCGATGAGATGCTCAACCTGTGTAAAAAAATTAATGCCGACAGCATTAAAACAAAGTATGGCACGATCATGCGTTCAGTTAAGTCGCGGTATTGGACGAATGATTGGGATTCAATGTACAACTTCATAGAGGAGAACAGTGCATTTGGCCTACTAGAGAAACGACTTCATCAAACCAACATGAAAGAATTTCTTGCAGAGAATCCCGATTTGCTCCCCAAGGGTTTGAACGTGGAGAGCGAGTACACCGTGGTAGTTAGACGTTCTAAGGAAACATGAACATGAATGAAATTGAGATGAGCCCCCAAGAGACAGATTACGACATCGAAAGAGTTTGTAACAAGAGTCTGGCAGTGCGTTACGCGTTGCGTTACTTTGAAATTTTCCCCACAGAAGACCACAACCTTTTGGAAGCGGCTGGACAGATTTACAAATTTATCAAAGGAGAAAAAGCATGAGCAACATTCAAATGTTCAACGAAGAGTTACCTGATTTCTTGCGTGCCGCAGGTATTAGTGAACTTACAAAACAACTTGCTGGTAACAGCACCCCCGCAGTCAAGCGTATTGTCCCCAAGAACGGCATCTTTCGCAAGGTTGTCGGCGGCGAGGAAATGGGAAAACTCAAAGGTGACTTGAACGCTGTTATTGTCAGCGCTTCCCCCAAAGTCGGACGCATCTTCTACGCCAAGCAGTGGAGCCCTGATGCAGAGCCAACCGCACCAGATTGTTTTTCTAACAACGGACAAACCCCCGACGAAGGTGCATCTAACCCTCAGTCCAGCCGTTGCGACGAGTGCAAACAAAACATCAAGGGTTCAGGCATGAACAACTCTAAAGCTTGCCGGTACTCTCGCCGACTGGCTGTTGTTTTGGAACATGATTTTGACACCGCACTGCAAGGTTCTGTGTACCAGATCAACTTGTCTTCTAAGTCTTTGTTTGGTGAAAGCCCCTCCGACAACACCCACATGTTTGAAAACTACACTAAGTACTTGGCCAACAACGGCAAGAGCTTGGACTACACCGTCACTAAGATTAGTTTCAACGAAGACAACGACAACCAATCTCTGTTGTTCACACCCCTGCGCCACATCAACAAGGCGGAATACGACGTTACATCTAAGGCAAGCGCGGACGTAAGCACTCAGAAAATGGTGACTATGACGCCTTACCAAGCGGATGTGAGCGGTAAAGCCCCGAAGCTGGAAGCCCCTAAAGCTGCCCAAGCCACCGTTGAAGACGTGGAGCCAAAGAAACGCGAGTCTAAAAAGGTTGCCGAGCCTGTTGCAAAAGAGGACTTGGATTCCGTGTTAAACGCATGGACAACCGGAGATTAATATGACCTATGGTTACAGCCACAATTTGGTTGAGGCAAACAAAAATGCCAATCCCGAATTTTTGGGCGTAGCTTTTGGTCGTATGTGCATTGAGTTAGGGATTCCTGCTACTCGCGTAGCGGAAGAATTGGGGGTGAGCCGCATGACGGTTTACAACTGGTTTTGGGGTGAAAGCACCCCGTCCCGCGAAAACTCAGAGCAAATCAAACTCTTCATGGCCCGCTACAAAGAACATAAATAACAATGTCATCATTTGACCTGCTAGACGCGGTATTACCCTCAACCGGTAGATATTGTGTGGTAGGGATTGGTAGCTACGTAGATCAACGGTTCGCAGACACAAGGGAACAAGCAGAAACAATCATTCAAGAATTTAGAGACAAAGAGATCAATGTTTATTTTGGTTGCTCTAAATTTGGACAAGACGACAATCGCACTCAGGGTAACGTAACTGCTATTAGAGCGCTGTGGTTGGATATTGATTGTGGCCCTACAAAGGGTGTACCTAACTCGGATGGGAAAGTCGAGGGGTATATTGACCAGCGTACGGGATTGCTTGAACTCCGAAAGTTTTGCGGCGCGGTAAATCTG